GCTCTGGACATCAACGTGTTCCATGCATTTCCTGCAAGTGTTGTGTCTCTTAGTCCAGACATTATGCCTCCATCGACATGATAAACTGTTTTGATACCTTTTTCTGTGTCAGTTAATGTTGCAGTAGCGTATCCTGCTTTGTCCAAACTTATTATGTGGTCAAGGTTGGCCCACTCTTCTGGTGGAGTGTTAGTCCGTGCAGCATGGTACTTGCTTTCTAAAATGATAGCTGTTTCTTCTTTACTTGGCTGGTGATCGAAACCAGCATAGTCGAAAGGAAGTGAATACTGAGTTTTTGTCATCTCAATCATGTCCACCATCCTTGCATACATCTGTGCATTCGTTTCCTCGATCGTAGATCCTTCCCATTCATGATACCAATGGTTCGACAGGTATGCAAGCCAACTTTGTCTTAAATATGTTATTAAATCACTGGAAACTGCTAGTCTTGTCCTGACCGGTTCAGTTTTGGTGATAGATGTGTTGGTTTGGATATAATCATGTGTTGCCTGATAATACAACTCGTCCATACTTATGACGTCTGGAACAAGATTTTTCCTAACGTTGAATTTCCCTGTTTCTGCACCAAATGACCAAAAAATCTTTCCCGTTGAGCTTGATCCAGCCGTTTCCCAGTTGCTGGCATTATGCACCCAATCATAGAAGCTGATAAATTCCGTTTTGTTAGGCTTATTGTATAACATCTCTTTCGCTATCCTTTTGAAATATACTAACCACTCTTCATTTGTAGGTGAATTCCTGTATCCTAGTCCACTAGCAGCGAGATCTTGAGTTGCTTTCTGCTTGTCAAAGCCATACCCACTATCATTATCAGTAATGAAGCCTGTCAAAGGAGCAATCTCCATATACTTCCAGTAGTCTCTACCTGCTAAACCGGTTTTCTTGATGATGTCTGATATCATCCTGGCATCCGTTATGAAATCTGAAAAATCCATAGAAAATGTTCCTCTTGTGCTCCAGTCAATCCACCATTGTTCACCTAAGTACAACGAACAGAGCATTATGTTCATCGTTATTATATAATCAAAACCTGCTAATAATTCGAATCTTTTCCTTGTTTCAGTAATTCCGATTACACTTAATGACGTAAAGTACACATCATTCATTCTGACTCTTCTTATCGATAAGTCGACTTTTGCTCTCGGAGGATAATTTTCAATCCAGAATTCATCGGTTATGTTATCTGACCAAGTGATGTATTTTTTCTTACGATATCCCTTCTTCATTTTCGGTCTTGGTAAGGTCTGCCAAGAATCAGCAGGATACCAAACTTCAGGTAACAAGTTTAATTTATCTACATATAGTTCCTTAATTACAGAGGGAAAAAGATCTGCTTTCATTTGAGACATTATTGCGCTGGTTAGTACCATTTCTAGACTCACCTGATTTGTAGTTGCAATTTTCTTCAAAAGTGGCAAGATATATTGCATCATAGTTGTGGATCCCAACCATTTCAGCAGTTTGTATACCGCTGCTGATGCGGTCTTGCTCATTGAGAGCATTATACTGTTGAGATCACAATAGTTGAAGGACTTACTGAAGCAGAGGTCTCCTCCTT